CCCGGCAGTTCGATGATGCGGCCGACGATCTCGCCGCCGAAGTCGCCGAAGCCGTCGAAGAGAAGCCAGACTTTTCTCGTCAGTTTGGGGCAATTGCAAGAAGAGAGAGGGAGCTGCGCAGCAGAGAGGCGAGACTCAAGGAGCTTGAGGCCCAGTACAACGAAGTCCAGGGATACAAAAATGAGTATTCGGGAATTCAGTCGCTAGCCAAAGAAAACCCCTACGAGGCGATAAAAAAACTGGGGATTGACTACGATGCTTTGACGCAGCAAGTCATCAACGAGGGTGAGCCCACGGCTGACCAGAAATTAAAGCTCGAAAACGAGGCTTTGCGTGCTCGCATCGAGAAGCTTGAGGGCGCTTACAACGAAGAGCACAAGCAGCGCGAGCAGGCCCAGGCCCAGGCGGCTCGCAACAAATTAATTGACAACGTAAAGCAATTCGTTGACGATGGTGGTGACTACGAATTCATTCAGTCGAATGATGCCTATGGTCTCGTCGCGGAAGTTATGCAACAGCACTACATCCGCACGAAAGAGATCATGGAGTATTCAGACGCTGCAAAAATGGTTGAAAGCCATTTTGAATCCGAAGCAGAGCGATACCTGAGCAGCAAGAAGCTGCAAGATAAGTGGCGGGCCACTAGCCAAAAAGAGCCCGAAGCAGAAGAAGCGACTCCAGAAGCCGAAACAGCGAAATCATCACGGCCAAAAACACTTAGCAATGAAAACACTGCTAAGAAAACAGAACCGTCTAGCGGTGCCCTAGAGAGCAAAGAAAAGTCTCTGGAGCGCGCTGCCTCGCTTTTACGCTGGGAATAACCGGCACTTACTGGAGTTAAGAAATGGCGCTCGACATTGCAACAGTTACCCAGGCGCTGAAGGAGCACTACAAGCCCCTTCGCGTCCAGAACATGGTTTATAAAGACAATCCGCTTCTCGCCCTTATGCCGAAGTACACAAAGTTCGGCGGCGAGAATATGCCCATTCCGTTGATTTTCGGAAATCCGCAGCGACGAAGTGCAACATTCGCTAGCGGTCAGGGCGTAGACTCTACATCCTCGCTTGGTCAATTCGTACTGACACGCGTGAAGGATTACTCATTCGCAAGCATTACCGGCGAGTCCATCAAGGCTACGGAGCGAGACAGCGATGCTTTCTTGCGCTACGCCACCATGGAGATTGACGGCGCAATGCACTCGCTGACTCGGTCTTTGGCTACGTCAATGTATCGGGATGGGACAGGTTCTATCGGAACCGTTCAAGTCGAGTCTAGTGGTACATATACGCTCACTGACCCTGAGGACATTACCAACTTTGAAGTTGGCATGGTGCTCAATGTTTTCCAGCATCAAACCACATCAACAACGGATTCACGATACCGTAAGCCAGATCCACTAAACCAGATTGGTGGAGACCTTACGGTTACAGCGGTTGACCGCTCGGCGGGCACGTTTACTGTTTCGGGAACAGTGGGTTCGCCGCTGCTTCATAACCAGGTGCTTCAAAAGGGCGACTTGAATGCTAAAATTAGCGGACTAGAAGCGTGGGTTCCTCGCGTTCTGGATACAAACAACAAGACCCTGTTTAGCCAAGATCGAAGCACAGACGTGTCTCGTCTCGGTGGTCAGCGTTTTGACGGCTCTGCCCTCCCGATTGAAGAAGCTCTTATCGAAGGCGCTTCTCTCGTAAGTCGAGAAGGCGGCTCTCCTACTCACTGCTTTGTTGACTTCAAGACGTTTGCAAACCTTGAAAAAGCTCTTAGCTCTAAGGTTGTGTACGGCGAGGTTAAGGCTCGTGACGTTGATATGGGATTTGCGTCAATTGCTCTTCGTGGACCACGAGGAATCATTGACATTATTCCTGACCAAAACGCGCAGCCAAACATTGCGTGGATGCTTCAACTTGATACCTGGAGCCTCAACACTTTGGGCGAAGCTCCAATGTTCCTTGACTTTGACAACAACCAAATGCTTCGGGAAAATTCGGCAGATGCTTACGAGGTACGCCTCGGGTACTACGGAAACCTGGCTTGCAACGCACCTGGTTACAACTGCCGAATCGCATTGGCTTAATTCAGACCCAAGAAAGGAGATGAGTTATGGCTAGTCGTGATTTTAAACCCGTAAAGGCACTTGAAAGAGCTGTCGTGATTATTGGTGGGCGCATGGCGTTTACCAACGGCACTCTTGACGGCATTAGTGAAGGGACGGGTTTTAGCTGTTCTAACATTAGCTCAGGTGTTTTTACGATTACGCTTGATGATAAATACAGCGACCTTTTGTATACCGCTGCACATGTAGTTGGGACCGGTGGTCCTGAGCGCTACATCGAATGCACTGCTCATGACGTATCGAGCGCAAAAACGCTGTCGTTTGTTATTAACGACCACAGTGATAACGACGTAACTGGTGACAGTGACAACGACCAAGAAGTCCAATTCATTGCGGTCCTTAAAAACAGCAGTGTAACCTAAGGAGCCTAAAATGCCCGACCAAGGTAACCTGGCGGTCATGATCCTCGACAAAGCCAAGGAGTCATCCGAAGGCAAAGAAGAGGGTGAAGGCTACTCAAGGATGGCCAAGAAAGAAGCAGGAGATGCTTTCCTCAAGGCTATCGCGGATGGCGACGGAGAGATGGTAGCGCAAGCGCTACAGGACCTCTACGACGTCAGTATGAACTAATTGGACGGGGGCGAAAGCCCCCGGTCCTTTATTGGAGGGCTGGATGCCGAATAACACTACCACCCTCGCCCAGCTCATCACCCGTGTAAGACAGCGGGCTGACATGGTGGGCTCTACCTTCGTTTCAGACTCGGAAGTTGTCGACTACATCAACGTGGCCATGGCAGAGATTCACGATCTGCTGGTGGATAAATACGAAGACTACTTTGTCTCTTCAACGACCTACACGCTGCCGGCAGACAACCCGGGAACGTTGCCTTCAGACTTCTACAAGGCCCTGGGGGTGGACTTTTTATCGGGCGGTTTAACCTACCGAATGATGAGATTTACCTTTCAAGAGCGCAACATGTACAATGCGCCTGCGATTGTAGCATCCAGAATCGCAGACACCAGATACGCCATTCAGGGCAACCAGATTAAGTTTATCCCGTCGCCCTCCACATCTGGCACCGTGACACTTTTCTATGTTCCGGAGAGTCAACAATTTAGCGCAGGCTCGACAAGTGACACTATCGTCAGCAAGGCGCCGCCAATCGCAAAAGGCTACGAAGAGTATTTGGTGGTAGATGCCGCCATCAAATGCTTGATGAAGGAAGAGTCCAACACTCAGCCTCACATGATCTACAAGGAGCAATTGCGCAAACGGCTTGAGGCGGCATCCGCAAATAGAGACGCGGGCGAGTCGTCTAAAATTACCGACGTCAGAACTGGCGTCTACCTTGACGACCACATCAACTACAAGAGCTACTGATGGTCGAGGTTGAAAGATATAGAACCCAGGACTACGACCTGAACAGGGTTCAGGACAAGGTAGAGCTGTTTGCAAGCGAGCTTCAGCAATCAGGCATCATTGCGGGCCGGTTGTTTGAGGACATCGAGGTAACCCGCAGCGAAACCTTTCGCGTGTACCATGGGCTCAACAGAAAGCCTAAGGGGTATATTGTCGTGTCCACCACAGTGGCGGGCACTGTTATTATCAAGAACGAAGAAAACGTTGACCCTAAAAACTACCTGCCACTGCAAATGGCGGCAAACTCAATCATTAGCTTGTGGGTGTTTTGATGGCTCTGCAAAAGAAGACATTGTCGTTCCCGCTGGCAAAGGGCATAAACGAAAAGGCGTCAGAGCCCTCTCTTGGCATTGATTCGCTCAAGGCTGCGGACAATGTTCATTTTGAGAAAACAGGTCAATTAAGAAAGCGCGGCGGGTTTGTCCTGACAAACAGCACGCAAAACTACGTTGCAGCAGGGACCGGAGGCTCGGTTGGCGACTCGGGCTCTATCTCCTCTGGCGTTGGCATTGTTCAGTATCAAAACGAGACACTGGTATTTGATGGCAACCGGGCGTACTCGAAGATAACGGCACCCCCGACAACAAACGTCTTAGTGGATAAAGGCACCTTTGTGCCGATGACGGTGGAGAACAAGGTAAAGCGCCGAGTCCCAGACCGTCGCCAGGGCAATGCGCAGATAGCAGAAGCAAACGGTATTAGGGTTTATGTCTGGGCTGAGTACCAGTTTTATCCAACAACGGGCACACAGTACCAGGTAAGGTACGACGCCGAAGACATAGACACCGGCACCATCATACAGTCAAACAAGCTGTTATCTAGTTATTCAATAACAATCACAGGCAGTAACAGGCTTTATGACATCCCCAGGCCTCAATGCCTTGCAGTCTCAAATCGAATATTCTTCATCTATCAAGACCCATCGACCAACAAGATAACGTACAGAAGCATTGACTGCACGTCGTCGACAACAGTAGCGCAAGGAAAGACGGCGGGCGCATCGCTGCAAGACACCAGCGGTGGCTCTGGTGTAGACATCGCCTTGGACGCAACTTATCCGATATTCTCCGTTGATACCGCCGGGACGCAAACAATCGCAAACGGCGGCGTCTTGGCTTATTTCACAGGGTCAGCGTTTAAGGTTCAGTACTTGGAGGTTGATGGAACCACTTTAAAGGGGACAGGCGTCGCCACGGTAAGTGTTACAGCCGCCTTTGCTCAGTATGCAAAGGATGACGACACGGTCTTGCCGAGCGAGATATTTGTTAAAACCTTGAGCGATAGCGCAGCAGTTGGAACCGCAGCTATTGTGTTTGGATGCACTGCCAATGTGAGCGGAACGGCAAAGGTTCACATAACGCTTTTAAGTGACAATCTGGCAAATCAAGTTAGCTTTACTGATAACACAAACGATCAAGGGGGCTCGGGTCATTTATTTCTTTTGGCTGGCACAGCGGGCACATTGGCTGACGGTGCAACCGATATTTATGTTCCGGTCTCGCTGATAAATGGTGCATCGGCCATTACGGCGGAGGCGGGCGCCGCTGACAGGGTTTCACCTCATTGGTCTAGGGTTTACAAGATATCTATAAGCAGCAGAACAATCTCATCAATCTCCTCATCGTCCATATCCGTCTACAAGGACAAGATGAGTTACTGCTCGACGATTACATCGGATGCGTTCAGGGTCGGCTCTAGTCTTTACTTTGCAATGTCGGTGGTTAACGACAATCTTTTGGGCGAGGACATCTTGCCTGATTTCAGGCTTAGAAGAGGCCTGTCCAATACGCTCGCTGTTGTAAATCACAACGGGGAGATTATTGGCGCAACAAAGATGGGGCAATGTGCGACTTGTGTGACGTCGGAGTATGTGACCCTGAATCCTGCCCAGTATACCTTTGCGGATGACGGTGTTTCTCCTCAGTCTAACCGTAGGCTTTGGTTTGGAATCCAAAGGGTTGTAAGCGATGTTTCTAACGGAAAATATAAATTTGGAGCATCTCGTTTTGCGGGGTACATCAATACGTCTAAAGACGTTGCGGCAACCACGCACAACTATGACCCTGACACCATCTTTGGCATTAGTTTGGTCACTTGCGACTTCGACCCAGATCGAGCCATTGCAAGCGCTGACGCAGACGGCTCGCTTGTTTTAACAGGCGGGGTCTTGCATGGGTATGATGGGGATAGAATCTTTGAGAACGACTTTGTTGTTTCGCCCAGCATATCTCGCCTTGTTCAATCAGGAGCATCGGCAAACACTTACGTTGCGGGCGGAACGGTTCGGGGATTTACGAACGGTTTAGTTCTAAAGTACTCGGTCGTCTACGAGTGGGGCGATAGCAACGGAAACATCTATCGTTCTGCTCCAGCTCCTTTCAATGAGGTCACCATCGCGACAGGCGGAGTAAAAACCGTGGGCACCGTTACTGGAGGCAGCGGGTATGTAAACGGCACATATGACGTGACGATGGGCGGCGGGAACGGAACGGGCGCAGTTTTTAACATAACTGTTTCTGGCGGAGCTGTTCAGTCCGTAAATAGCATTACTTCTCAGGGTTCAGGGTACGCCAATGATGAGGTTTTAACCTTTCCAAACGGGTCAAGCGGGTCTGTTCCAATCAGCGCTGTTTACAATACAAATCGCGTCTTGGTTTTCATAAGGCCGCTTCCCCCTGCGCTAACAAGAAAGGGCGGAATTACTGAATCTTACCCAATTAGTGGTTCGACTCGTACGCCAACGGGCAAGGGCGTAAACATGATTGTTTACCGCACCGAGAGCAATGGGAATATTTTTTATGAGGTTGGGTCTATTCCTATTCTTAACGAAATTGGAGCGCGGGACGAGCTTGGCTTTATTGATATGCCCCCAGACCACGCTAACGTGGTAAACGCAGAGCCCCTGTACACCACCGATGGAACAGCCCAATCAGGATGCTTTGGGTCTTGCACTGATTTGGTGAAACACCAGAACAAGGTATTTGCAGCGGCGATTGACGATAACGTCTATATGTCCGTCCCTCTGACAGATGGTGAAGCTGTCAGGTTTCCTGCCGACACGTCCGAGTTTCAAATCAACTTTCCAGGTGACGCATCAAAGCTAACGGCCATCGAGGGCAACCTTGACCACTTCGTCATGTTTACCGAGGACAATGGCTTCTTTGTGTCGGGGAGAGGGCCTGACAGGCTCGGTGCAGGCGCGTTTCCTGCTCCTCGACTGTTTGCATCAGGGCAAGGCGCAAAGCCAGGAGCGGCCCACACAGACTCTCCTGTGGGCGTATTCTACCAAGGGGAGCGCGGCATCTATCTGGTCGGAAGAGATATGAGCATCAACTACATTGGTGCTTCGGTCGAAGATAGGACCAGCAAGCTGGCCGTTAACATGTTGCGTCATGATCCCACCAACGAGGTGAGGATTATGCTGTCGAACGCCGGAACGTCGTCAGGCTCTGACCAGTACCTTATCTACAACTACTACTTCCAGCAGTGGAGCAGGTACACCATTGCATACACGTCATCCGCTCACCAGATAGCAGAAGTCTACAACGGGTCTAGCTTTCAAAGGCTGACGGCAGATGGCAAGCAGTGGGAACAATCCACAACGGTGTTTCAGGACAACAGCACAAACTACGACATGGTTGTCGACACCGGGTTTATCTCCCCCTCAGGCATACTGAAGAAGGACAGGGTGTACAGGTTTATGTACCTGGGCGAGTACATGGGAGCGCATGAGGCAGAGGCGCAAATCTACGTGGACTACAAGACGGGCGACGAGGCGTCACCCACTCTAAACATAACTCAAGCACCGAGTGACATTTACCTGTACCGGGTACACATGCCCAGCCAGAAGAACAGGGCAATAAGAATCAAGCTTGTTCTAAGCGGCTCCACTGAGGCGGCTCGCCTTAACGGCATAGCCTTCGAGGTTGGGATTAGGCCTGAGTCAACAAACTTTAAAACATCTCAAAACAGGACTTACTGATGTCTAGCGTAGCCCCATTTGTGACCCAAATGCTGCGTCAACAAGCAGCAGCAGAAGAGCAGCGACGCATGGTAAAAGATGCGGTGGCCGGCCAAGCAGCCTCTTCCATTATGCGACAAATCGCCATGGGAGAGATACAGCAAGAAATGGCAAGAGAGGCCAGGACCGGCAGGGCGCTTGAGGCCGCTGCCGGGGCAGAGTCCAGAAGAAGCGTTTCAAAGTCTCGGCTTGAGGCGCAAAAAGAACTTGATGAGAAGCAAAAGCTTTTAGGCCTCATTGGCGGAGCGGCTGATGCAGCAGGGGCACTGGGGGCGTATTTCATAGAAAAGAACGCCATGGACAAAGCTCAGGCCGAAGCTGCCTTTCAGAAAAGAATGGACCTGTCGGCAATGAATCCTCAGGTTGATGACATGTCCCAGTTTAACCCAGAAGACCTTGAGGCTCTTCGGGCTATGTCAAAGGCCCAGACAAGAGCAGATGCAGACGCAATGATATTTGACGAGGAGAAGCTCAAAAAAGATCTTGAAGAAGTTACAGCAAGATCTGAGGCAGAAAAACTTGAAGCTTTTAGGCGGGGTTTTCGGCCAGATATGGGCGACTTTTTTGCTCCGGGGGTGACCTATGGATGATGAAGAACTTTTTGGCTATTTAGATGCAGCTCCGAAACAGGATGAAAAAGATACCGGAGCCTACCTCATGGACGAAGAGGGAAACACCTACTTTGATCCTCAAGGCAGAGGTAAGTCAGAAGAAGATCTTAAAGAAGGTGCGGATAGATTCTCCAGGCGTCAAAGGTTCGGATTAGAGGGCGATAAGCTTTTTGATTACGCATCTCGACTGGCGGATACCGCTGCCGGCAAAAGAAAGACCCAGGGTCAAATCGACGCAGAAAGAGCGCTCCAAATCCTAACTGGCGCGCAGCGAGGAATGGCTGCATCTAGCACCGGGTTTGATGTTGCCCAAAGCCTTCAGCAGGGAGAGAGAGCAGCGCAAAGGGCAGAGCTTGAAGGCGAGGCGCAGATTGGCGCAGCGGCCAAACTGGCTCAACAGCAAGCGGGCGCAAGCCTGGAACAACTTTTAATTGCGGGCGAGCAAAGGGCTGCTGACAAGGCAATGGCCATGGCTCAGATACAGCAGCAAGTAGCTGCGGCGGAAAGCTCTATGTTTGGCGACGTTCTTAGCGGTATATTCGGCGCCGTAGGAGC